CCTCAGAGTTGGCAGCTCATAAGAGGAGTTTGAAAGAGATTTTAACAGCTAAAGTATAGTGAATGAAAGAGATAATGCAAGTGATTTTAGATAAATTATGACCTACAGAGATGTTTATATTTCTGATGATGATTTGTAGCATTGTGATCTTGGCGTTGGTGGTGCTCTTGAAGCTAGTGTGTAATTTACCAAAGCTTCTCAAAGATAAAAGCATCAAGTTTGAGATCAAATAAAGAGAGAAATCTGACTTTTAGATTTTTTTAGAGATAACATGAACGATTACGAAAGTTTTAAGAAAGCATACAGTCAAGGAACTGATGCACAGAAGGAATCACGAGAAAGGAGATTTGGGAATAATGAGAATTATAGGAACTTTAAGGCACAATGGGAGCAAGAGCAAAATCCACAACCACAGTTGAGCAATCCTGCACCAGTGCAAAATCAATTCCAAAATCAGACTTTTGATAGTGGTAGTACCTATAATAATCAGGCACAAAATAATCAGTTTAGTCAAAGTAACGATCAAAGACAACCAAGCTATGATCCAAATGAAGTCCTTGATCAAAGTAGGTTTACCGACCCGAACGCTCAAGTAAGAGTACAAGAGGGAAATGCGAGGCAAACAGGGCAACCTGATTACGAAGATGACTCTGATGCTAGAATGAACGAAATCACGAATAATCTCAATGCGTACTGGAATACGAATAGAGAGTATTTTTCTGATAGGGCAACGTTTAATAGAATTTTCTCTTATGATAAAAGAAGTAAAGCTCAGCAGGCTCATTTTGATGGATTTTGGAAGAGAAAGGAGTTAGAGCAAAAGGTTGGTGGATATAGTGATGGAAAAGCAGTATCAATGGCTCTAGAAGAAGGGACTTTGACAAAATCACAACTTGAATCATTAAAAGTACAGAATCCTAAAGTGTATAATGAATATTTGCAAGATCAGCTGAAGAAAAAACAACTCGATCTCGTAAATACAGATTCTCCAAGTAGGATATTCAATGAAGATGAGCAAATTAGTCATAATACTGATGCTCTTACAGATATGATGAGAAAGTTCTGATTTGATATATCTGCAGATGGAAGAGCAAAAGATTTGTATGCGAAGTTTAGGGAGTTGAAAAGCGATCCAAAAATTGATTTGATGAAGCAGGATTACCTAGAAGCAAGAAGAATTTACCTTCAAAGGAGAAGGGAATTTAATCAGATCCCTGATAAAATTAGGGCACAATCCTCATGAGCAAGTGATGGATTAATTGAAGCAAGGATCAATAAGGCTCAGAGACTTGCATACTGAGAATTGCAAAGTCTCGCAGATGAGGCACAAATTAGGAAAGAAGAATATGTGTTGGAATATGGAGAGATGAATGATGAGTTTAAAGCATTTAAGGATCAAGCAGATGAAGAGAATAGGGCATTTACAAGAAAGATGGATGCTTTATGATTTGCTAAAGGATTACTTAGCTTTGAAACTCCTGAACAACAGAGACAAGCACAAATTAGACAACAGAAGGATATGAATGATCTTAATCTTCAGTTTGCTAAAGATAAAGCAAATCTTGAGAGTGAGCTTACTGATCTTTCAGTTAAAGATCCTAAACAATTAAGAGCAAATCTAAGTAATGCTCTCTCTAGCTACTATAAACAATATGGGAATATTATCCAAAGGAGTCAGTCAGGGGTAGTGGATGATATTATCAATTATGCAAAACAGCATAAGGTAAGCATTGCAGAAGCAATGAGAAAAAACTTTATCGAACCTTTGCAGTGAAAGGCTGAATACAAGAAACTAATGAATAAAGAATATGGTATCAGCAATGAGACGCTTAAAGATACGATAGGGAAATGGGATGGACAAGATGTAATATTGAGATACGATAACAACGGACACTTAAGCATTGTTGGGGCAAATTTTTGAAGCTCTTCTTCTGGATATCAATGACCTGCTTATACTCCAGTAAGCACTGAAAGAATGCAAACCTGACTTCAACAGCTCCTTGCTCAAGGAGACGGAAGTAAAGGGGGGCAATGTGGGCACTTTGTCAATAACTATCTCCAAGGATTAGGAATAGGAAGACTCTTTACCGATCCAATTTCTGCTAAGAAAACTGTAGTAAATAGCTCGACTCCAATTATAGGAAGTGTAGCGGTAATTGATCGAAGTGATAACCCAAATTCAAGCGAAGCACAAAAGAAGTACGGACATGTTGGGGTGGTAACAAAGATAAATGCCGATGGAAGTGTAGTGCTTAAGCAATCTAATAAAAATGGAGAAGAAAAGGTGTTTACTTCGACCTATAGAGCGGATCAGATTTATGGATATTTTGATCCAACAAAGGGTGTAACTAATGGAACTGGTGGATTTGATCAAACAAATATTCCTTTGTATGAAGCATACTTGACAGAAGGGAAATTGCCTAGTGATGCAAAGATAAAAGCAATGTGAGGATTAAAAAAGTTTACGAATGAAGCTCAAGCTTATGCGGTAAGTATGGGGGGAGATATTGAAAGTAAAGCTCAAAAAGAAGAGATTATGAAACTAAGAAAAGAGTTTAATGGTACTACAGAGGCAAAAAACTTTGCAACTATTAAACAGCAATATGATGGGCTAAAAGCCTCTGCGAATCTTAAGACTCCAGCTGGGGATATTGCTCTGATATTTGGCTACATGAAAATGCTTGATCCAAACTCAGTAGTAAGAGAAGGAGAATTTGCAACGGCTCAAAATGCAGGAGGAATTGATGAAAAAATAAGAAATGCTTATAACAAAGCAAAGAATGGGACGAGGTTACAAGATTCACAAAGAAGAGACTTTGTCAAAAATGCCGAGGCTCTCTATAACAGCTATGCAAAGCAATATAATACAAGACTAGAAGAATATAAAAGCTATAGTATTGAGTGAGGTAATGTCAACAGAATAGGAACAGAAGCAGTTACTACTGGATATAAATTCTCTTCTCAAGGATGAGTACAAAACACTCAAAGTCTATCGGAAACTGTGAATTATTCAAAAATGCAGTCAATAGCTCCAAAATCTAATCACTCATCAAACTATACTAGTCTCGTAGGTGGAATGCGATAAAAGAAGTAAAAAATCTGAATTTTTATCTTGTTTATACTAATAACATGAATAATCAATTTAGTCCTATAAGGAATCCTTTTGCAACAGCTCCATGACTAGGAGGGAATGGATTTTGATTTCAACCCTCACTTTGAGGGGTGCAAAAGCCTCAAACAGATAAAGAGGCTCAGAGCAAAACCTTTCCTTGATTGCCTTTATACATGGAAAGAAAAATCAACGATTATGCTTTCCAAAATAGCTATAATGAGACACAAAGAAACTTACTAGCAAATGATTTGTATAAAGAGGCACTCAAGCAAAAGGCTGAAAGAGATATGAATAAAACTAGACAAGAAGTAATAAGAGAATCTTATGCAAGATCTGAGAAAAATGCAGGAAGTCCTGAAAGTAATCAGAATAAGTCTAATGCAAAAGCTCTTGAGGTGGTAGAAATGATCAGAGAGTATGCTAAAGAGAATGGTGCAGAGTTAGCAGGGATGAATGATATGCAAGTTCTGCAGGACTTCGTAAGAAATAATCCTGAGACTCAGGAGGCGATCAATCACTACCTTGCTGGAGATCAATCTGCTACTGATTTTGCTGAAACGATGGGCTTTACTCCACCTGTACCACAAGAAAATTGGGTTGGCGGAACCCTGAAGTCAATGGGGGTAAGAAATGTAGATACTAACGGCATTTTAGACTATTTCAATCCTATTGGGAAAGCAGCGGAGCGAATAGATGACAAAGTTCAAGGAATTCAAGGCTGGGGGGATACAAGCGAAAGAGAGGCACAATGGAAAGAAAGAATTGCTCAAATTACCCCTGAGGAGAGGAAGAGATATGAAGAAAAGTTTGCCAATTCGGAAAATCTCCAGTCTCTATATGGTAGTGTAGACAACTATATCGCAGAAAATAGAAAGGGATTTTGGGATCATTTTTGGGGAGTAGGAGAGAGTGGACCAGCAGTGAGTAAAATGATAGCAAATGCTCCAGCTTCAGCATTAAAAACTTTGTCAGGTACAGCGAGAGCCATAACAAATCCATTGGATAGTATTACAGGTATTGTAAAAATTCTAGGGTCAGAAGAAGGAAGGGAACTATTGAAACAAAGATATGGGGAAAACTTAGACCAAACGATGAATGATGATCCTGTAGGGCTAGCATCTGATATTTTAGCAATTATCCAAGCTGGTGCTGGGATTGGTGCTAAGGGTGCAAGTCTTATAGGGAAAGCTGAGACAGCGAGTAAACTAGCTGGAATCTCACAAACTGCTGGGACTGCTTCTGATCTTGGAGCAAATCTGTTGCATAATAAGCTGATGTGAGGATTGGAAAAGGTAAGCAATATGGGGAAAGTTTGAAATGTGGTAGGAACTGCTTTAGAAGTTAGTCAAGAACCATTAAGAATCCTTACACCTATAGGAAAGGGCTTGATGAAAGCTTTGCCTTCTGCAGAACATACTCTCCAAAATATGAATAGACTGACTAAGGGAGAGCAAAGTGCTTTTCAAAAAATGACAGGGGTAAGTCAGGGACAGTGGATGAATGAAAGATGATTGATCATTGGGTGAGAAGAAGCGATAGAAAAGCTAGGAGATTACTTTTTGGATTCGAAAAAGAAGGTTGATGATGCCATGGGAACAATTCAAGGAAATTATAAAAATGATATGCTCGATCTGATGCTTGAGGACTCGGTAAGATTTGCAAAAGACACTCTAAATGAAGGATTAGAAAGGGTTAGTGAACTCCAGCAAAAAGCAAAAGAAATATGATTAACAATGTCGGAAATCAATGAAGTAAAAAGGTTTTATGAGCAAAATAATAAGCTTACTTATGGAAAAGACATCACTGCAGGGGAAAAATCAATTAGAGCAACCAATATAGATAATGCAGTCAGAGAATGGCAAATAAAAACCGCAGAAGAAAATGGTTTTGACAATTTAAGAGAAATGAACAAGGAGACTCAAGCTTCAAAATTTTTACTAGATAAATTGGTAAAAAATGAAAATGGAAGACTTGGTAATAACTACTTTACACTAACTGACTATATCACAGGAGTTGGGGCAACGGTAAATCCAAGCATGTTGACTGTCCTTGTTGGGAAAAAGATAGCAAATAGCAATTGGTTTAGGAAAGGGTATGTAAAAGTCTTGAATAAAATAAATGGGGCAGAAACTATATCTGAAAAGGTAGCGAATATCGAAGCCATTAAGAAAATCCAAAATGAAAAAGATCTCAATAATTATCTTGCACTCGAATATAAAGAGTGAGTAGAGAATACTTCAACCTTCTTACATGGAGGGGATAAAATTATAGCTGGAGAGAATGGGAGCTATCGTGATGGACAAATCACAGAAATAGATAAGGGTTTAGATAAGCTCCGCGAATGAGCTGAAACTAAGTATCAGTTGGCGGGGCAAACCACAAGTGATAATTTCAAAAAATGGTTTGGAGATTGGGAGAATGATCCTAAAAACGCAAGTAAGGTCGTGAATGAGAAAGGAGAGCCGTTGCTCATGTATCACGGAAGTCCTGAAAAGTTTACTATTTTTGATAGTGAGTTTATGAGTTTGCATGGTTCTAGTAAAGGCTATGGATTCTACTTTTCTCCAGATAAAAATATGGCTCAATGATATGGAGACTTGATGCAGGTGTATCTTGATATAAAAAACCCACTTTCTCAAGATAAACTTAGGATTACAAGATCACAGATGAAAAAACTGATCTTGGATGTCGAAAAAAATATCGCTGAAAAATGGGGAAGTGAAGATGGAACACTGCTAGATAATTTTGGAGATACAAGAAGATATGGAAGAGATCGTGTATTGGAAGATGCAATAGATATGCTAATGGAAAATGAAAATGATGTAGATGTATTTGGAGAATTAAAAAATATCGGTGGAGATTATGAAAGTGTTGCGAAATCTTTCCGTAGAATCCTAAAAAAAGATGGGATTATTACTCCTAAAGAATACATTGTCTTTGAGCCTAATCAAATCAAGTCTGCCACAGACAACATCTGAGCTTTTGATGCAAATAATCCTGATATTAGATACCAAAAACACGGAGTAGCTAATCCACTAGAAAAAGATATTTCAGCACAAAGAGCAACACAAATCCAAAACATTAGAAATGGAAAATCTGTAGAACAAATCGCAAAAGATTATGGTATAGATATAAAAATCGTAGATAAGATCACAACTCCTGAAGGACTCAGAGCCTATGGAAAATACAGCGATGGGATTATCACACTAGCAGATCAAATCAAAGAGGGAACTGCACCCCATGAACTTTTCCATGCAACATTTGATTTGGTAGACAGTAATAGGAAAGAAAATATTTTAAGACAGATAGAAAAGAGCAAGGGCTTAGATAGTCTGAATGCTGAAGAATATCTTGCTGACAGTTTTTCTGAATACTTCAGAACTGGGAAATTTGATACAAAAACCTTTGGTAAAGGATTGGTAGAGAAGATTAAGCAATATTTCTATCAAGTGAAACAATTCATCACAGGAGCAAACAAGAATAAGGCTCAGATTAAAAAGCTTTTTGAGGAAATCTTGGATGGAGAGATTGATAGAGAGGGTATTGTATGAAATAAGGTTAGCTTTCAAATCTTAAAACAAGAATATCCAAATCTGAAAGAAGTAGGAAAATGAGAATTTGGGAATATCTATGAGGGTGTAAAGGGAGCAGATGCAGAACAATTACTTATTAGACAACAAGGTGGTGAAGTAAGAGGAGCATATACTTTTGAAAAAAAACCTATTGATTTGATCCGATGAAGTTATAATAAAAAAACGAAATCAGGAATTTGATTATCTAAAATTTTTCAAAAACATCCTGAAGTTTTATGAAAAATACAAGACTTGTTAGATACTCTCCCTATACTAAAAAAAGATACTAGAGAAATTGTTTTATGAGACAAAAACTCTGTTGTTGTGATTAAGCTCCAATACCTTAATCAGAGGAAAAGATGGATAATGACTGCTTATGATAGAAAGTAAACAAAAAAGTTGCAATTTAATTTAAAATACCTATAATTTAGACAACGCGGAGGAGATTAAACTATTCTAAGTTAACTTTGTGGTGAATAGGCTTGAAAAAAGCTCTCCAAGGATAAAAAAAGCGTACGGACACTTTTCCCTCCCACAGCAATGTGGGGTTTTTTGTTTATACAGATTTAGAAAATATTTTCCTTAGTCAAAGATAATATCTCAAATTATTTAAATTTATCTGCATATTTTTCACTATTAATCCAAGAATGATCTTGTTCCCAAGTAAACCGCCATTTT